GTCTACAGTGAAATTACAAAGGTCCCACTTATCCATGGGCATCCATTTGATTTCCTGCTTTAACCACATATTGAGCCTCAGTTGTTTAAACAAGGCGAGATCTGCCGGATCGTCCTTCACTTGACTATAGTGCTCTCTCACACGATCTATAGAAATGGTATGACCAAGACTTGGGTTGGCCTTGTACCAGTTGTTTTCATCTTCAATATCTGCATCATCATCAAGTCCATAAATGATGGATAGAAAAGTAGGATCCACTCGTTTACCCTCCAGGATATCTTTGGCCTTTTGATGCATCTCCCAGCCATAGCCGGAGAGCTGATTTCCTGCAGTGGTAAGATATAAAAAGAGTGGCTGTGTCCTGGCGTCACCCGATCCAGTGGTCAACATCTTTGCAAGGTCCGGATTTGGATAGGTCCAGATCTCATCTAGGATGACACATGATGCATTGATCCCAGACTTTGATTTAACATCGGAGCTAAGAACCTGATAGAAACTTCCTGTCTTTGGATAAGTGATTCGCTTGGTGGACCTTACCAGATTGGTTACTTTTGATAGTGTTGGATTCCCCTCCACAAAGTTCATACTAGTGTTAAAAATGATGCTGGCCTGTTGCCGATCACAAGCTGCTACATACACTTCTGCATTGGGTTCTCCATCTGCAAGAAGCATGTACAGGGCAATGGCTGCTCCAAGTTCTGACTTACCATTTTTCTTTCCAATTTCCACATAAGCGGTTCTGTACTGGCGGGTTCCATCTTCCCTTAAGGTTCCAAAGAGGCGCCTAACCAGATCTTTCTCCCAGGGTAATAACTTAAAAGGCTGACCGGCCCATTTGCCTTTGGTCAGCTTAAGCTCTTGAATAAAGTTGATGGCGTGGTTTGCATGAGCTTCACTATATGGCATCTGGTCCCCTCCTTTCGTTGGTTAATCATCATCCCGTCTTAAAAGCTCTTCTGCCTTAGGGATGTTTCCAAGTAGCTCTGCCATGGCATCTCCCTCTATGGTGTTACCGCTATTATTGATATTGAGCCTGCTTCTAGCCGATGGGCTAAGGCCAAGCTCTGAGCAGAAGTTTCTCATCTGCTTTAGGTTTTGCTGGGCAATGGACACCTGAGGAATCTGCTGAATATATCCTGAAGCGGTCTTCAAGATGGATCCATGTTTTGAGATAAACTCCTCTGCTTCTTTCCACCTGGCATAGGCTTGGCAGTACCCAGCAAAAGCCGCCATATCCACCTCAGTCAGCAGCCCCATGGACTCAAGCTCCTTTGACAGCCTGCGCCATTCCTTCTTAGCATCTGGCTCCAGCCATGACGGGCATTTAGGTGCTGTCTGCTTAGGCTTTGGTTCATTCTTATTCAGCGGTCTTTTCCCTGGATTACCTTCCAGCTCTTTGATCGCTGTGGGTTTTGGTGGTCTTCCTCTACCTGCCATAACTTTCACCTCCTTCATTTGTGGCAAAGAAAAAAGACCCGTAGGTCTTCATATATATGTTGAATGGATTTTGATGAAACCAGCTATTTTACTTTTTTACTCTCAGCTCTTCCTAACTCATAGGCCATTTCTAAAGCTTTCTTCACTCCCCATACAGAAACTTCGTGAAAATCAAGTCCGTCAGAATTTCTAGTCTCTAAAGTCTCCATGAAGAGATGTTCTTTTGCTATGGTTTCCAGTTTCTTTTCAATTCCTTTATTCCTTTATTCATTGCCTCAGACCCCTTTCCTTTTGGTGTGTACATATTAGCTCTGGTCCGGGGTATTATCCAGTACTATTTTCATTTTTTGAATCTATTTATTTCAAGAGGAAAAGAGCCAATTTCAAGGCTCTCATCGTGATTTTCCGTTTTAATTGATAGAGGCTTAATAAATAGATTACTTGCCTCTAATCCCTTTGAAATTGAAATTCCCTTTTTGTATTTCTTCACGCTCTCTATCTTGAGCCTTACAATAATCAGGATCCTTGGTTTCCTTGTCCTTACAGGTCATGCAGATACACTGTTCATTGAACATTGACATGGTTCGCCCATTCTCTAAGGAACCACCGCAGCGATCACATGTTTTTTGACTAAAGAATCTATCCACTTCTTCTCCTCCCTTCGATTTTATAAGTCTTCCGACTGGCTTTCACAAACTTTTGCAGCATCTCTGCCTGTGGGTTCAAAGCCTTATCCGCATTCCAGAATAACTCCATATCCTCCATCAGATTAAGTAGGGCCATGACTTCATGTTTACTGTCTGCAATTCCTAGCACTTTCTGCTTCTCTAGAATGGTCAAAATGAGACCCTGGAGCATTGCAATGTAGGTTATCTGATCCATTAAGATTCACCCACCTTTCTGAATGCCCCGCTTCCCTCAAGGTTCTTAAGAAGTGTCTTTCTTATTTCCTTATAATCTGGGCCATTCATCCCAATCCGAATCAACCAAGTTCTAAGTGCATACTTGGGGTTGTCATCCTGCGCCTGTTTGTAAGAAGCGCGTTTCAGTGTTTTGGCATATTGGTCGATGAGAGTAATGAGTTCTTTAAAGGCGGTCCTTTCCTCTTCCGTCTCATTCTCTTTTTGCAAAGTAAAAGTGATCTTTTGATTTTCAAAATCAAATTCTAACCCAGGGAGCTGATCCTGCAAGTTTTCAAGGGCTTGCTTTAAGCCCTCCAGGTCTATAATGTTTTGACCCTCTATCTTTTCCGCCAGTGTCTCTGATACAAACACCTTTGAGCCTTCAAAGGCCAGGGTTAAAAGATGCTGCTTACTTGAGACCATGTTAATTAGATTTTGCAGAGTGCCTTCTGTGTGGTCTGTCATGGGAAGTATTACATCAAATCCTTCAACTTTCGCTAAGCTATCTGCTTCCACTTCATTCTCTTCTACCATAACATTTTCTAGTTCACTTACGACAGGCGGGTTCAAAATCTCCTCTAAGGTGAGTTTTTCCCCTTGAGCGTTTGTGATGTTACCCACCCGATCCACAATATAGGTTTCATCTGCTGTTCTGATCTCGTAGGCGAATGTTGGTACATTGAGATAAAGTGGTTTAACACCAAAGTGCTCACCTATCCTTTTCACCATTTCTTTACGGTCCATGTTCTTACCTCCTTGCTTTTTGGTACTTACATATATCACTCTAAGCACCATATATAGCAAGCATTATCTGTAAGAATCTATTCTAAGATTTTTGGATAAAATCGCCATAAAGAAAGCAGGCTCAATGCCTGCAGTGGAGTGTTTCTTGTAAGTTATATTTCAAGAGCTGTATATCTTGGGTAATCATATCCTTCCGAATTAACCAGCACCTTTTCATTGGTATCCATATTGTTGACTCGTACGCACCTTACCTCTCCATCCATATTGACTCCGCCATCTTCAGATCTGATCCAAAACTGATCCTTTAAGAAATCATCAGCAAAGTCCCTAAAGTACTCATCGGCTAGGGAAACCTCTCTAATGATAATATAAGGCTGTCCTTTTTGGCCCTCTTTCACTGCCCGCAGGGTAAGGTCTTTTAGCTCATTAAGGTCACGTACTTTTCTGCCGAATAATGCTTTCATCACTGGGCACCTCCCAGGGGTGTAAAATGGCCTGATTCGATAAACTCTTCCATCTCACCAGAGGTGTAAATCAAACATTCATCATCATTGTCATCAACCGGTGAGAGAACAATGTCCCCGCACCATTTTCCTGCGATTTTGTAGACTTTTCCGCTTCTACTTCCAAACTGATCATTCTTCTTCATTGCTTTTTCCTCCTTGGCCTGTACTTTTTTGGTAGTCTATATATCACTCTAAAAGCACATAATAGCAAGGACTATTTGAAATGAAAGATGTATTTCTTTTACAGATAGGTTGGAGGATGTCTTAGTATTTCCCTTTCACTTATGTCCAGGGCATCGTCAATGTATTTCCCATCAAACCCAGCAGTCTTATATCCTGCCCTTACGGTTTTAAGATATCCTGGACTCGGTAAATTCAAATGGATCCTGTCGGGAATCTTGTCAGTCATGATATACACCATGGCCATAACCGACTCCCCAGTATCTAAGGTCACTTTCACATCCAGCTTCTCATAGAACCTGGGATAGCCTTCATAAAAATCTAGCGCTTCTTCATCTTCCGGTTGAAGCTCCCAAACTAGAACCGGTACCTTGCCGCCTCGTTTCTTCTCAATGGTGCAGTAGGCGTTTCCACCGCTGCCTTTAAAAAGCAGGCGATAACCCTTAAGATATGCCTTACCATAAACCGTAGCTGCGGGACACCTCATCGCCATCTGGTCTATGTTTAGGTTTGATCCATAGGCTAGATTAAGCCTTTTTACACTTGTCATCATCAATCCATCCTTTCTAACACTCGGTTTCTGCCCCTTAGCTTCGCCTGTGTGGGCTGTTCTTAAAGCTGAGGAGTCCTTCTACCACCTTAAGAGCGGTTGCCCGCTCGGTGGGTTTGAAGGCGCCGCCTTTTATCTATGCGGCTGTACGAAATCTCCAGGCCGCGGAGCCGTCTAGATGTTTACAAAGGTGCTCTCTGCAGTTTTTGAAGTCGTCTCCGATAAAACCGATTCGGTTAAGCCAGGTTCTCATGGAAAACTTAGGGTTTTCAACCTGGGGCTTTTTACTGCTAGCGCTTTTTTGTGTTAATGCCTGATGGTTCATGGCAAGGCTTAAGGCAACGTAACTTCGAATCTTTCCTGCGTGGAGGGTTCCGTTGAATCCCCTAAGCTCAACCGTTCCGCACCCGTTAAAAAGGCTGTGGAGGTTTAGGAAATGGTATCGGCTCTCGTGGTAGTGCCTTTCTCTTCTATCTCCATAACCTTGGTACCAAATGTCCTCAATTTGTTTGAGCGTAGTTGGTTTTTTTCTATTCAGCTTTTTCACCAAGCTTTCATCCATCTTCTTACAGTAGTGCATTCTTCTTTGTTCTATCTGAAGGGCATCGTATAAAAGGTCGTTTCTTGAGTAGATGATGTTCATGAAGTTTCTGATGGACCTTGGGGTATGGTCCCTTCCGTCTAGGTGGATATGGATTCCAGTACAGTTTTGCTGCTCTGAAAAGGCTCCAGCTTTTCTAAGTTTTCTCACCATCTCCTGGAGGCTTTCCACATCCCTTTCATAGGTCAGGATCGGGCTGACCAGCTCGACACTGTATTCGCTGCTTGCGCTGACCTTTTGTCCACCGGTTCTCTTCTGGCACTTTATGCTGCCGTCGTACACGATCTTCCAAACTCGCCCATCCCTCTCTGTGATTTTCAAAGTTTTGTAATAGTCATGAACCTCTTCTATGGTTCCCTCCAAATGATCGGCAACAACCTTCGCTGCCTTTTTCCTTGTAATGCCTGTCATCTCGATTTCGATGCCAAAGTTGCTCTTTAAAAACTCTTTGCTTGCCATGTGTAATTGCCCCTTTCTTGTTTAGGTGTGTTTCTTTTGTCATGTACATATATCACTCTAAACAAGATATATAGCAAGTCATTTATGGGGAAAGTATCATCTTTTTAAGATGATCAAACTACACTGGATCAACGTATTCAGAGATAATTTCCAGGGCTTCATAATAGGATTTTGATTCCATCACACGGGTCGTTACTTCTTCCAGCTCAGCTTCCAGTCCGTTCTCTCTTAGAGTATTTCGTACCCTGCCCAGGATAAAGAAGATGTTTCCGTCTTCATTGATCAATTTGCATTTTGGCTTTTGCATCATTTGCTTTCCCTCCCTTTCTTATAGGTAGTAGTGATATTGCCATAGGAAAAGGAACATAGCAACTCGATTTGAAAAGCCATACTACTCTTTATTTTCCGGGACGGGAACCTCTTTAAATGGGACCTTTTCACCTTCACGAAGTACATATACATCTTCCTCAGACCCAGCCTGCTCAATATACCTTTTCACAATGACTGTGGCATACTTGGGATCAAGTTCTAGGGTGTGACAAATTCTGTCAATCTGTTCACAGGCAATAAGGGTTGAACCACTGCCACCAAAGAGGTCCATGACAATGCCGTTAACCTGGGACGAGTTCTTTATCGGGTAACAAAGAAGCGGTACAGGCTTCATGGTTGGATGTTCACCATTCTTCTTTGGCTTATCGTAGTTCCATACTGTGGTCTCAGACCTTCCAGTGAACCATCTGTGCTTTCCACCTCTAAGCCATCCAAAGAGAATCGGTTCATGGATCCAGTTGTATGGACTTCTGCCAAGGACCAAGGAGTTCTTCTTCCAGATACATACGCCACTTAAGTGAAACCCTGCTTCAATAAAGGCCTTCCTAAAATTAAGTCCTTCCGTATCTGCATGGAAGACATAGATGGATCCACCGGGTGCAGTATGCTCTGCCATATTCTTAAAAGCTGCAAGCAGAAAACTGTAGAAGGTATCGTTGTCTTGTTTATCGTTTTGAATCTTAAGTCCGCTGGCACTTTCAAAGTCCACATTATAAGGCGGGTCCGTCAGGACCAGATTGGCTTTCTTGGCATCCATGAGTTTTTCTACATCTTCAGGTTTCGTTGCATCCCCACAAAGAAGACGGTGTCTTCCCAGGAGCCATACGTCTCCCGGCTTAACAAAGGCAGCTTCCTCTAATGCTTTATTCACATCGTAATCATCATCGGTGGCGTCTTTATCGTGAACCTGACTAAAGAGATCTTCAATCTCCGCAGCATCAAATCCAGTAAGGGTTACATCAAAGTCCTGTGCTTCTAAATCTTTAATCAGATCAGCCAGAGCTTCAAACTCCCAGTCGCCGGTAACTTTGTTTAATGCAACATTGAGCGCCTTTTCCCTCTCAGAACTCATCTTAACAATGACACATTCAACTTCTGTGTGACCTTCTGCCACCAGCACCTTGTATCTTTGATGGCCTCCGACAATATTACCCGTCTCTTCATTCCAGATAATTGGCTCAACATAACCGAACTCTGTCATAGACCTTTTCAGCTTTTCATAAGCTGGGTCTCCAGGCTTTAAATCTTTTCTTGGGTTATATTCTGCCGGGTTGATATCCGTTACCGGCACTTTTCTAATAATCATGTCCTGTTTCATCAGATTCCCTCCGTTTCGTGGCATTAAAAAAGCCCTAGACCGAGGTCTATAGGCTAAAACTTACTAAATATTATAGAAAAACACCTATATTTCAAGGTTGTAATGAATTCACTCTGACTCAGTTTCTTGTTTATTCATCGGTCGCTACATCCCACTATTCATGAGGTTTACAGGGACTTTTCCAACCTTGAATATTGCGGGATAATTTCGGGATATACCCCCCTTTGGATTTTCGCGATTTTTCACAGAAGACCCTTGCGCGTTGTCGTTTGAAGACTTCTGTAGAGATTTAGACCCCCTACCCCCTCATAGGTTTAGGATTATTACCAAAGCCTCCATCTTCTTCAGATGTCTTCTTCGAGTGACAACTTTTACATAGAGGTTGCCAGTTCTTCTTGTTCCAGAAGAGCTTCCTGTCACCACCGTGTGGTTTGATGTGATCCACCTCAGTAGCGGGAGTGAGTCTTCCTTCTCTTTCACAGTTAACACACAGCGGATGCTTCTTAAGAAACTCTTTGCTTGTTTTTCGCCACTGATATGTGTACATCTTTGAACTTCTATCGTTCTGTACCTTTGTCATTTCTTTCTTATGCTTCTCACAATATCTATCGTAGGTCAGTGATTGACACCCAGGATAGTTACAGATGCTCTTTGGTTTCCACGGCATCAATCTCACCTCCCATTTTTATATGAAAAAAGGTATAGAAAAAGCTCCAGTTCATCAACTAGAGCCCTTGATCCAAGGATGCTGCGTTTCCTAAGAGTCGAATCGATATAGCTTAGGCATATGCTACAGCATATGGTGTACTTGAAAATTTCTCTATACCTTTACACCATATACTATAACACTTATGGACACTGCCCTTCTATGCCCTTTACTGCCCATTTGCTCTGATGCGTTCAAATTGTTTCAATGCTCTGCCATGAACCTTAAAGACTGTACGGTTATTATAATTGAGCTGCTCTGCAATCTCCTCCCAGTTCTTTCCGCTGAGATAACGCATCTCAAGAAGTAACTGATAGTTTATGTTCTCCATCTTATTGATGGTGTCTTGGATATCTCTTTTCAAATCCACAAAGCGGTCGATGTCCTCATTGATTTCGTGTTCCAGATCAATGACTTTCACGATGGTGTTTTCCATCTTGCTTTTTTCTATATTGCCGCCAGAAATCTTCTCCTGGGTAAAGCTTGTAGTGACTTTCATTGAAAGGCTCTTTAGTGTCGCCAGCTGTTCAAGCTTGCTATCAATCATCTGGTCTAGCCAGATAGCTTGAGATAAATATTCCTTTGCATTCATTAATCCACCTCCACATCATCCAAAAAACTCATCTTACCTCCGTAATAAAGTTCCATGATATGTTTTCTTGTAGCTTCATCTAAGGACTTGATTCGTCTAAACACTTTTTTCTTATCTTCTTCCACTTGGGTATCAGTCTTTAAAAATGAACACTGTTCCCCTTCACATTTTTTCACGGTCAGAATCTTGCAACGTCCGTTTTTATAGGCAAAGCACATTGTCTCTTTCATCTTCATTCTCCCTTCGTTTCTACGCACTCTGTGGTGAAGTATCTAATGGGTATGTTCCATCTCTTCGCTTTCGTAATCTCAGCGGACATTCCCGATGAGATCCTACTCCCAAAGACCCAGAGCTCCTGGCATTTCCCAAGAAGGATCAAACCCATGTCAATGCCTAGCTGTCTTTCATCAGGATCATTCTCTTCAAGGAACTGCGGGTACATCAGGTGTGGGATAATAGGCACCGCTTTTTCAATCACAGCAAATCTTCCATACCTTTTTGCCCGTCTTGTGTTTCCTTCGATGTCACCTGCAAAAGGACTGCAGATGAATACAATCTTCTTTCGTCTACTTTGCTTTTCTTCTTTTTCAATATTGGTTAAAGCCTCAAAGACTGTTGGATCATAATAGCCTTCAGCATTATATTTATTTACACTCATATGTTTTATCCTCCATTCCTGTTAAGTTTCATCCTGGCCTTTACTGCTTCAATCAATGCTTTCTGGCCGGTGTCTTTATTATCAAGAGCAAGCATGACTCTCTCATCAATGGTCTGTTTGGTTAAAATATGGTTGATGATGACTGTTTGCTTTTGGCCCTGTCGCCAAAGCCTGGCATTAGCCTGTTGATAGAGCTCAAGGCTCCAGGTGACACCAAACCAAATGATGGTGCAGCCCCCTGATTGAAGATTAAGTCCATGGCCTGCTGAAGCAGGATGACAAAGCGCTATCGCCATTTCTCCCCGGTTCCACTTAGCAATGTCACTTGAAGTGTTAATCTCCTCAGCCTCAAATCGTTTTTTAATTCGATCTCGCTCATGCCTAAACCCATAGTAGATTAGGACGGACTTCCCATTAGCAGCTTCAATCAAATCTTCTAAAGCCTCCAACTTTCGATCATGAATGTACTGCACATCACCGTATTCATCATAGACAGCTCCACCGGACATCTGCAGGAGCTTGTTTGATAGGACCGCTGCATTGGCAGCATCCACATCACTTTCTTCTAAAGGCAAGAGCAGATCTCTTTCCAGCTTTCGATAAAGACTCATCTCTTTTTCAGAAAGCGCCACTTCTATTTTGTTAAAAATGATCTCAGGCATCTTTAAATACTCCAGAGCTTTCATGCTGATACAGATATCTGAAAGCCTGTCATAGATTTTATCTTCCGCATCATCGTTTAAGGCATAGTCTGTGGGGATACCTCCATTGATGTACTTTTGTGGGTGAAAGTACCGCCCGCGATAACCACTGAAGGTCCGTCCCAGCCTTTCACCACCATCCAGAAGATAGATCTGACTCCAGATATCCAGTAACCCATTGGGAGCTGGCGTTCCAGTCAGCCCCACAATTCTTTTGATTTTATGCCTTACTTTCTTAAGTGCTTTGAACCGCTTAGCTGATGGTGACTTGAAACTTGATAGTTCATCGATGATGACCATATCAAAGGGCCAGTCATTTTTATAAAAGTCCACCAGCCAAGGTACGTTTTCTCTGTTGATGGTGTAGATATCTGCCTTTTTATAAAGGGCCATAGTTCTTTCTTTGACACTCCCCAGTACCTTTGAGATGGTGAGGTTCTGTAAATGATCCCATTTTCTTACTTCATCAAGCCATGTGGTTCCTGCTACCCTTAGAGGTGCAATCACCAAGACCTTTGATACTTCAAACCGGTCATGAAGAAGATCCACCAAAGCCGTCAAGGTAATCACACTCTTGCCAAGTCCCATGTCCAGGAACAATCCTGCCGATGTATTCTCCAGAATAAACTGGGTGCAGTGGGTTTGATATTCATGGGGGTTATAAATCTCTCTTGTTTCTTGCAATGGCATCCACCACACCTCCTATCCTCTCTGGATCATCCAGGCAATACACCAAAAACCCTAGCGCTTCCAGCTCTCCTTTTCTCTTTATCTGATTAGGCCGCATCTTTTTCCCGGGTGCCTTTACTTCTACAAAAGCTATCTTTCCAAAAGGCAGAAGCACCAGCCGATCAGGCACTCCATTTATTCCAGGGGAGATAAACTTAAAAGCTCTCCCGCCTCTTCTTTTCACTTCTTTTACGAGCATCAGCTCCAATTCTTTTTCAGTCATCCTTTATCGCCACCTCCATCTTTAAAGGTCGAGTACTTCCCACGGACTTTTTCTTTGTAATTAAGTCTGTAATTATCTCTGTAATTAAGGGGTAAAAACCCTTACGCGCGTATACCAGCGTAATTAAGCCCTTATAGTTACTAATTACTTATTTCTTTCTCTATTGGTTATTCTTAATTACATAATTACAAACAACCCTTAGTCCCTTGTGATTACAGGCTTTTAAGCTGTAATTAGAATTTGTAATTAACTTTTCCTCATTACGCCAGTGACAGCCTTTCGTAAATTGCTTTGTAACCAGCGATTGCTTTTCATTACACACTAGGCTCAATCCTGCAGAAGGTCTTTTGATTGCCATATAGCGGGAACCTAGTCTGACCTTGCTTGTTTCCTGTATAGGTCTCCCAGCCACCGATCCGCATCAGCACACCAATGATTTCATAGGAATCCTGACGCCTTAAGTTGGTCTTGTCTTTTCCAAGGCACTCACACCAGATCTCATGAACACAGACCTTATCTCTTCTTTTGGTGCCTACTGGCATCTCTGTTCCAAACTCACTCTGCCCAGCCAGGAAGCTTCGTCTTTCATAAAGATCCATGCTGTCCCAGTTTTCAGGTAGCAAGGCTTCAAGATAATCTCCAATGAGCCCTTCTCTATCGTCTGCTTCCATGGCATCCCGTTGTTCTTCCAGAGCCATCAGCTCTTCATCACCTTTTAGTATCAAAGCTTCACCATCTTTGTATCTGACTAGGGCTTCTGCCCAAACCTGCTCCACAGCTTCCATGTGCCACACACTTTTCTTGCCTCCGCTGACCCTCACAGGCCAGAACCTTCTGTTTCCGGTAATATCTCTTAGGAAGCCACTGATGTTATTGGTGCTTCCTACAATGATGCACTGCCTTGGGTGGTTCTCCACATTAACTCCATAGCTTTGGCGAAACTTATCGTCGGTTCTGGTGATGAAGGACTTCACCGTTTCCACATCGATCTTTCGAAGGCCCGCCAGTTCTCCCAGCTCCAGGATCCAGTAGCCTTGGAGTTTTTCTGCTCCAGCTTTATCCCTCATGTCTGATACCGTTAAGCTATCGGAAAACCATGCACCACCAAGCTTTGCAAAGAAGGTGGACTTTCCTATACCTTGTGGTCCATTAAGAACCAAGATGTAGTCAAACTTGATGCCAGGTTCAAAGATTCTTGCCACCGCTGCCACTAAGGTCTTACGCATCACCGCTCTTGTATATTTGTTATCTTCTGCGCCTAGATAGTCGATAAGAAGACTATCCACTCTCTCGGTACCGTCCCAAACCGGTAGCTGGTTTAGATAATCCTTAATGGGGTGAAACACCCTCTCTGATGCTGCGGTTAAGAGGGCATCTTTGATTTTTGATGGAGACCAGATCCCATAGTGCTTGTCATAGTACATTCGTAGGTTGGCAAGGTCCGCATCGTTCCAGCCTTCTTTCACTTGTTCCCAGGGCAGCTTTCCATTGACATCCATCAGATGTTTCATCTGGTTATAGGCAATGCCATGAAGCCTTGGGTCATAACGCATGATGGTCAAGATATTCGTTGGTGTATCTTTCACACTTCCATTTTTATTAAGATCCAGTGATAGCTGCCAGGATAGATCGGCTTCTTCATCCTCTTCGCTTTCTTGCTCTTTGCCTTCAGCTTTTCCTTGGTCTTTAAACTCTTCTCGAAGTTCCTCTTCACGTTCTTTTGCCAGCTGCGCTTTCACCTGCTCATCCTGTGTACAGAACTCCTGCATGGCCTTGAAAGATGGAAGCTGCTTTTTCTCATCAGCATCTTCATCCATCTCACCAAACTTATGGATCCGAACCAGGTCAAAGGCGTTACAGAGCTTCCCACAGGCTGGGTCTGTTGCGTGGTGGGAGTAGGCATAGCGATTGTTGTAGATCACCACGCCAGCAGTGGAATCCGCCGGGATAAAATCGTAGCGCTCCGGCATGACGCTGGGTGCATAGACTTCTTGTAAGAAAAACTCGATGGCTTCTTCCAAAGAATACGCTCTGCAAAAGGCTCCGATCATGCCGCCCTTCTTTAATGGATCCGCTTGTTTTTGCATTAGCTTTTGTAGTAGTGTCGTTTGCCTTGATGACACTGGCCAGCTGGATGAATCCTGCCAGTTATCATACAGGGCCAAAATGGTATCCGGATTTAAGAAACTGCCTTCAATACTTCTAAAAAAGTACTCTCCATCAGATGAAGTGCTGGGCCAGTACATCAATCGATTGGGTTCATAGGTGGTATCATCAAAGACCTCAATATCAATTTCCTTTGCGATCCTTCTGCTGATGGCCTGATATTCATCAGCGCTGACAGGTCTTGAAAGGGGAATGATTAGTCTCAGTCTTGGCTTTTCAGGTATATGTTTATGGGTGGAATAAATGCAGCAGGCATATCCATAGAGCATCTCCATGTTGTCTGCGATGGCCACTGCATCATCCCCATGGTCCATATCCAGCGTCAGCATGGACCGGTGGATGACACTCTCTTTTCTGCGTCTTCCGTCTTTAAGCTTTCCAGCTACAAACCCACCTACATCTTTAACATTGTCTTGTTGATACTTTTTCATCTTGCGATACTCTTCCTGGGTTTCGCTTGTAACCGTAGTACGGGAGAGCTTTTCTACAAACTCTTCCCATGAGACGGTTTGTTCTTTCCAAACTTTATCTTTACGGCTATTGCCGGTTGATATTATGAATTTCATGGCGTCCTCCTTTACTTCAACTTGTCTTTATCAGGAACTGGACTTCTTTGGTGCTAATCTTTCTGGTAGAAATCACATTCGTAGCCATCTGCTGAAAGCGGCAGTCCCTTAGCCCAAGTAGGTGCTTCCCCCATAAGGGCACATATTTCTTTTACAGAGGATTTTCCCACTGGGACTTCGCAGATCACTTCATCATGAACATGAGCGACAATCGAAAACCCTGATGCATGAATCTTTAACATGGCATGAGCGAGTAGATCTCTGGCTGTGGCCTGAACAATGTTTTCCACGATTTTTGGTCCATAGGTTTCTATCCGCTCCCATTTTCTAGTGGTACCAATGCCCTCGTAAGTGAGTCCTTCCCGTCCAAATTTATTAAGGGCAAGCTTTGGTTTTACATACACAAGGTCCCTGCCAGATGGTAAGGTCACAAAGAGCATCCCTTGCTTATAGGTAAAGATAATCCCGTGGGTATTAGTTCTGGTTCGTTCCTTGACAGCTGTGATGGCTGCCTTGTCCACATCCCACCAAAACTGTACGATTCTTGGATTGGCATTTCGCCAGTTATCAATCAGGCCTTGAAGCTCATACTCTTCCACGCCCATCTCTAAAGCACCCATGGCTTTTAGTGCACCAACCCCTCCACCATAACCACAGGCAAGTTCTGAAACCTTCCCCTTCTGCCTTAAAGGACTCCCTTTGGTCACCTCTTCAATGGGTACATGAAACATCATGGAAGCAGATGCTTCATAGATCTTTCCATGGGAGGAGAACACTTCGATGCGCCACTTCTCCTCTGCCAGCCATGAGATGACTCTGGCTTCAATGGCTGAGAAGTCTGCGACAATAAACCGGTGATCTTTCTTTGGCACAAAGGCGGTTCGGATAAGCTCTGATAACACACCTGGTGTATTCCCAAAAAGAAGCTCCAGGTCCTCAAAGGCTCCTTCCTTTACCAGGTCTCTTGCCAGCTTTAAGTCTTTCAAGTGGTTCTGTGGCAGGTTTTGCACCTGAACCAAACGACCTGCCCACCTTCCTGTTCTGTTAGCTCCATAAAACTGAAGCAGTCCGTGGACCCTGCCATCGGAGCATACCGCCCTTTCGATAGCTTCATATTTTTTCACGCTGGTCTTGGCCATGAGAAGTCTAAGCTTTAATGCTTCTTCCACTTCTCCCTCTGTTTCATCCACCAGCTCCTTAACATTTTTCTTTGATAAACTCTCCACTTCCACACCACGTTCTGATAACCAGTCTTTTAGCTGCGATACAGAGTTTGGATTGTCTAGTCCCGTTAGCTCATAGGCCCTTTCTGTGGCTACTACTGTGAACTGCCTGTCGCAGGATATGGCCTGCATGACAAACGCCATGTCCACTTCAAAGCCTCTATCATTAATCCTTTGATCCAGTTCATAGAGGGCTTGCTCGGTTTCTGGGATAGGAAAGTCTTTGATCTTTTCTTTTATGGCCAGCTCCACTTCTACATCCCGAATATTGTACTGTTTAAATAGCTCCCATTTATCTGGTGCGTCGGATGGTAGGTTCCTCTTTCTTCCCCCATTGGCAGCCGTGGGCTTACACGGTAGACAGAAGTAACGGATCAGGGCTTTCCCTTCAGTCATCTTCTGTTCTTTTAGCTTCAGCACTTTTGCTACCCCCTCCAGATGGAGAGGAAGTCCAAGCATCGCTGCTTGAACCTCACTGCATCTCCAAGAGGATGGGTCAAGGTAGATGTTCTTTCCCAGTGTTTTTGATAGATGTTTCATCAAGGCGACCCGTTCAAAATTGGCGTTAAAAGCTGTTTTGGTAATCCTTGAATCCTGTAGGGCATCCATTATTTCTTGACTTAGAACTTCACCACTGGCAAGGTCCACCAGTTGAACAGGACCTTCATCCAGACTGTAGGCAAAGAGTAGAACCTCAAAATTCGGACTATCGGTGTAGCGGTAAACACCACACTTTCCAAGGTCAATATCTGAAAAGGTCTCGATATCTATGCTCATCACTTTCATGGCGTTACCTCCCTCCTTTCAATAGATTGAATGACCTGCGATTATGCCAAGAAGTCATCGTCTTCTTCAATCTCGAAGTCGTCTTCAGCTCTTGTCATGCCACCCAAAGGTTCTCCATCTCTTATCTTCTGTGCATTTCCAAGGCCTGCTGCAATGCCTCTGTTCCCGTTGACATTGAAAGCATAAAAGTTAATGCTGACTTTGCCATAGCAGCCGCTATACACTTCACTGCGGTCGATGATGGTTTGAAGTTTGGCATCCACTATCTGTGGTGCATTCTTTGAATTGGTATTGATGAAATAGGCATCTGCATAATTGGGATCATCGGGTCTATCGATATCTCCATCTCGAAGCGGAGTCTTCAGATTGCTCGGTACCTTGCCACCAAACTTGGCTGCGCCTTCTTGCTTTGCCTCTTCAATGGCTTTAAGCACCATGTTGATGGTCTTCTTATCACTCTTTGGAATGATGACGGATACACTGTACTTTGGATCTGAACCGTTGATACTCTTTGGCTCGAACAGATTCACGAAACTAAATCTCCCAGAAACGACAACTCTTGTGTTTTTACTCATAATCTTTTCCTCCTTAAATTTGGCTCTCTTGAGCAATTGGGTGTACTTTCTTTTTAACTTTCAACTTGAAACTCTGCTTCGATGGGTTCTATGGCTTCACGCTTGTCCGTCTCAGGAACAAGGGCTAATTTGCCTTTTGGCTTTTCTACATAGGAACCTAGAATGTCAGTGAACTTCTTTTTGCCCATGAGCTTTTCCATCTCCGTGATGCTGATAAGGGTTTGTTTGAAGATGTCTGTGTATCCAGCTTCTTTTGCCTTTTCAGCCACCACATCTTCATCTGCATATTTTCTTCTGGTCCTGCCTTCCACCAGCTTGAATCCCGCCCACTGCTTTCCTTCATTGATGGCAAGGGCTGTAGCGTAGGTGTAGATATCACTGGCCCATTTGGATAGTTCATCTGCAAGGCCAATGATTTCAGCAATCTCCTCATCAAGAAGGAGAGCTGGATCCTGAAACTCATACTTTAAGAGCTCCAGGTTTTTCATGGCTCTTGCCCGGCACTGGTTTCTTGCTCTACAGAATCTGCAGTGATCCCCTGCGCAAAACTCACCGTCACCATTACTGGCAAGGAGTGCCTTGGGCTTTAGCTCATGTTCTGCCCAGTTAAGAAGTTCATCAACAGTGACTTCATAAGTAGAGAAGTTATCTACTCTGGGCTGAATGATGGTCATGGATACTTTTTCAATGTCATAGAGCATTTCGAATAGAGATAGTGCGCCTAGTGCATAGAGCATCATTTGTGGGTTTTTATCTGCGGACACCACCACGCCACGACCATATTTCAGATCAATCACATGAAGGGTACCACTACCTACAACCACCAGATCCCCCGTCCCAAACCCTTCAGGAACATAGTCACTAAAGTCCAGTTTCTGCTCGATAAGAATCTGTAGGTCCTGGCAGGTTTCCTTTGCTTTTTCAATGATGCCAAGACAATACTCCACGTAGAGGTCAGTCATTTCATCCATTTCATCCGAATGAAATTTACTGGTAGGTTTCTTTGAACGCATCTTCAGGGCTTTCTTCAACTTGTGTTCTGCAAGGTCATGTGCCGCTGTACCTTCCTCAGCAAAGATACTTGTCTCATTGGCAAACTGCTGCTCTAAGAGGGCTGAAGGGCTACATTCCATCCAGCGATGCGCCCCGGAAGCCGATAGAACAGAGTGTGCATTATATGAACCACTCACTTCAGATCACCCACTTCCTGCATAACCTGTTTATAATAAGAAGGCTCCAATGCAGTGAGCTTCTGCGCACCATACTTATTTAGGATGGTCTTCACTGCCTCCCTATGCCCCTCGCGATTCTTAGCTGCCATAAGGGCTCGCACCTCTTCAAGGGCTGGTATGATCTCCTTTGGTGATGAATCTGTTTCAGGCACTTCAGGTGATTCAGTTTTATCTTCCGTTTTTTGAGGCTTGGGCTTTCCGTTAGGCTCAATGGCAGGCTCGTTTCCTTCCATGGCCTGAGCCAGATACTCAATGCTTGAAGCCAGGCTTCTCATATTTTCTACTACTTCTAGGGCAAGCTTGATTCTACTCACGGTCCTCTCCTCCTTTCCTCATAAGGTAATCATCTGCCAGGGTCTTCAGTGTTAAGGCCAAATCAAGCACTTCCCAAGGTGTGTCTATTTCTGCTCCGTTTAGGATCATCTTGTTTCTTCCAAAGTGACCATAAGCAGCAAACTGTTTATAGATGGGCCTTTTAAGTCCAAAGGAATAAATGATGGTACCCGGTTTCATATCCACTAAAGTTTCCACCATAGCTGTCAGAACCTCATCCGGAAGCTTTCCAGTACCAAAGGTATCAATCTTAAAGGACACGGGATCCGCTACGCCAATGGCATAAGACACTTGCACTTCACATTCCTTAGCAATACCTGCTGCCACGATGTTCTTTGCAAGGTATCTGGCTAAATAGGCTCCAGATCTGTCGACTTTAGTGGCATCTTTCCCGGAGAAAGCTCCCCCACCATGGCGTCCTTTGCTGCCATAGGTGTCAACGATGATCTTTCTTCCAGTGAGGCCTGAGTCTGCAGCTGGACCGCCTAAAACAAAGCGTCCTGTTGGATTGATAAAGAATTTAGTTTCCTGGTTCAAAAGCTCTGAGGGTATAGTCTTTAAGATGATGTGATTCAAGACATCCTCTCTCAGTCTTTTTATGTCGATGCCTTCCTGGTGCTGAGTTGAAACCACAACAGCTGTAATGCATACAGGTTTATGGTCCTTGCTGTATCCCACTGAAACTTGAGATTTCCCATCTGGTTTTAGATATGGAATCTCCCCTGCTTTTCTAGCTTCAGCAAGTCTCCTGCAAAGGGCATTGGCCAGGACAAGTGACAGTGGAAGCATTTCTTCTGTCTCATCTGTTGCGTAGCCTGTCATCATGCCTTGGTCCCCAGCTCCCCGCTTTTTACCATCTACTCCCAGGGCAATGTCTGGTGACTGTTCATTTATCGAGATAAGCATCCTGTAAAACTCACCATCTACAGATAGTTCATCCGCTCGATAGCCTATGGCATCGATGGTGTCCCGGATGATTCTCTTATGGTCGATACGTGCCTTTGTCCTTGCTTCACCAAAGACATGGATGAATCCATCGGCGACAGTTGTTTCAATGGCACTTCTTGAATTGGGATCCTCCTTTAATAGGGCATCCAAAATGGCGTCGGAAATTTGATCACATAATTTGTCCGGGTGTCCCTCGGTAACTGATTCAGATGTAAAGGTATAAGCTGGATTTAAATTCTCATTCATTCGTTTTCTCCTCTCTTTTTTCAGCAGTGTCTTGCGTCTCGTCTTCTTCCAGTTCGATGAGCCGATTGGCTAATCGCTTGGATACAATACTGATGGCGGTCAATACACCTACCATTTCTTCTTGAAGTTCTTTATTGGCAGTGTTCATCATGTCTTTGCCTCCTCTCTTTGTCATAACCTCACCTCGCTTTCCCAAGAGCCCTTCACTACCTAGCCAATGGGAAAGCAGGTTTGGTAACTAAAACTTTTTACAAACCTTTCATAAGTAGTCTGAAAGTCTCTCTTCCTTTTGGTGTAATCAGGGTTTGTGTCCCCACCCAGCCCGTCTTTTCATTTCTTGCTTCCTTCAGTTCAAAGAGCTGGTCATTCTTCTCCGCATAGGGTTTCAGCTTTCCTTTGCGGTCGCGGTAGATGTACTTCCTGTCCAGTAGAAACTGAATGAAGATCTTTTCCTGAACCTTCAGCTCCTTGGCGGTATCCCTAAAGCTTGTCAGCAGGTTTCGGTCCACCAGCTCATCGAAGTACTCTGCTTTTGGCTGCATCACTGTATTGGCAACTAAAAGTCTGCTGTTTTCCACTTCCAGATGATTGATTTTGTATTCCGCCATTTTGAGCGCTCTTGACATAATCATCTCTGGGGTATTCCATGCTTTTTCGATGGCTAAGAAATACTGCCTTGCCTGCTTTCCTTTTTCTGACCTTTGGATCATGCAAAGCTCTTTGGCCATGGGAATGGTTATTTGATGGTCCATCATATCCGTCATAGGATTCTTTGGATTATTGGTTGCTCTTTTTTGAGCCACCAATGTGTAGTCCTGTTTTTCAATGAATCCGTACTCGGTCATCCTTGGGAACCAATCCTTGTACTTGGTCTTCACTTCCAGGAATTCATGAAGCTCTCGTCCTGATACTGTGGGTTCATCTTGGGTGTAATTTACACTCATTAACTCGTTCATCTTTTCATCACCTCGGTTCAATATTTAAGGAGTGACCCCCTCACTTGTTAGCCAACGAGGAGGCCACTTTGGTAAGCAGTTTTTTAGAAAAACTTTCTGAGCTTGTCCAAAAGCTTGTCTCGCTTGTTCATTACGGTCACATGAGAGCTGCCCATTTTCTTTGCCGCTTCACGTACCGTCATCTGCTCGGCGTAAAGGTACTGGATCAGTTCCAGTTCTTGACGATCCAGCTCTTTCATGGCTTCTCTTAAAATAAGAAGCATGGCTTTATCGACCACAATATCTTCAAGGCTCTTTTCATCTGCAAAGTCCTGTCCCTTGTCCATCAACCTCTGGATGGAATCTTCCTTACTGGGTTTGTAACCAATGACCGCACCGGTTTCTGGATCCACGATGCTGCTGCCAACTTTGACATCCTCTTCGAGGTATCTCTCTCTGCGCTTCATTTTGTAATATTCCTTGTACACCTCGTCGGTTACAGGGACTGAAATCTTTCCAACTTTAATCTCTTTTTTCATACACTCTTCCTCCTTGGAATTTTTGGGCTCTGTTTGAGTCGGATTTAAACTAAAAAAACAAAAAAAAAGGCCGGACAAGGGCTAAATTGAATTAGCGCTCGTCCGGCCTTGGTAACTCATAATTGGTTCCGGTGCTCGGTACTATAATGGTTTGTTCTTTATGAAATTCTAAAAATGGACAAAAAAATTGCCGGATAACCACTTATCTCTAAGCAGCTATCCGGCAATTTGGTCACTCACATGGTGCCTTGGCTCGGTATAGACTTTAATGTTTGGAAGGAGGCTTACTGCTACACTTCACTGTATATTTGCCATTCTTTATTTGAACCCTGTTGAGAGCCCCGCAGTGAGGGCACTTTATTTCAATTAATGATTCCGAACTGCACTCAGGGTCCAAATCAAACATCCTCTTCTTATCCAAACCGCATTTTACTTTCACTAGCAT